AGCCCAAAGGCCATTTCAACCACGCGGGTGTCGGGAGAAAAGTCCGTGCGGATCGAACAAGACGCTACCTCCCTCCCATCGTTTGCGAGCCTTACCTCAATGTCCCGCGTGCTTTCGGAATAGGAAGGTAATCGGTCGCTATCAACAACCCGTGTGTCCGCCATCGTCACCCGCTCAACCACGGGGCGACAAGCTTCAATTAACTTGCCGCGCAACGCCCCGTCGCGCCTCTTCTCTGCCAGAGGCACAATGCACTGAAACTCAATCTGCCAAAACGAATTGAACCGCAGTTTGGCCGCGCTGGCCCCGTCGTTTGTCTCGCGCCGCGACGAAATACCCGCCTGCCAAATGCACAACGGCAACCCCGCGCCCCGCTTCATCATCCAGCGTGCATACGCATAGCTCGAAGGCGTGGTTTCCGCCCGTAGGCACCAGCCCTTGTGATTAGTGACGAAAATGTCTCCGTCATCATAGGACGGCGAGATTTGATCTCGCGGGTGCAGGATCGGCCCCTCAACGCGATACATACCCCATTCGCGGGTCAAGGTGTCGCGCACTGCCGCAGCTAGTTCGGCTATTACATGCTCTCGCAGCCGTATTTCACGTTCGTGCCAGAACCGAAGACCCCCGTGCTGAAATAACGCCTCACTCACCACTCGTCTCCAAGCGCATTGTCTTCTCCTCCAAATTCATTGCTGAGAAACCGCTCCACGTTGCAGCGGTGGATGTGTTCGGCCACGCGAGTGTTGTGCTCGCGCAGCCAGCTGTCTGGTGGAGGCTTCACGCCCCTACCCCGAACTGTCCGTTCACGACGTGCCAGTCCTCGAGCTCGCTAACAAGCCCATCGAAGTCCTCGCTGGGAGGCAGCACCGCCATGGCGGCCACGACCAGCTCCTCGTCGAACTCCTCGACCAGCGCCTCGATGTAGTCGGCGCGGCTGTCGTAACCGTGGTCCTGATAGACCTCGATGGCGATCGTGCGCTCTGCGTCGAGAGCGGCGCGGATCTTAGGTGATAGCTTCATTGGGTGTTCTCCCTCACTTTGATGTCGACCATGCGCTGGGTGGCGCGGTACTGGATCGAGCTGGCTTGGTGGTAGTCGGCTTCCTCAAGGATCTCGTCGATCGAAATCGAACGCTCGAAGCGCTCTTCACTCTCGGATTTAGCAGGCGCAAACTTACGTTCGATGTCTGCGCTTACTACAGCAGCCACAGGCTCTACCGCAGGTGCGGCAGGTTCGTCCTGCTTGACGACGCTGCCAACCTCCTGGTTGAGAAAGTCGCACAGACCCGCGTGGTCGGTGGGGACATCGATTTGGTCCCATTTAGATCCGACCCTCTTAGATATCGTCTTGGCGTCAGCCTGTGTTCGAGCCCAGTAAGTTTTTCCGTAAACCGTGGTGATCTTGTACATCTTCATTTGGAACCTCCTCTTGGCTGGGTGGGAGCGGCCAGCTTCTAATAAGACCGCCCCCGTAAAACTCAGAAACCGAACTCTTCAAAAGCTTCCTCAGCCAAGTAGCGCATTTCTTCGTCGTAGTCTTCGCAGCGGCTCTGATCGTCTGCGGTCAGCTTCTCGCGCTGAGCGTTAGTCAGGAAGCAATAAGCATCGAACAGGTCAATGATGTCTCCGTCGCTGTTGCGCGGGATTGCTTTGAACTCGGCGTTGGTAAACTTTTCGCCGAGCCGGGTGGTCAGATAATTAGTCATGTGCATTTCCTTTCCTCATTTGATGACTGTAAGTACCACGCCTTGTGTGGATAAGCAACCCCTAGTTGTCATCCTGTGGATAAAAAAGTTACTCATCATCCCAGTTAGCTGGGTCGAGCGGGTCAACCTCGCCAGCATCTGGCCAGTCGATCGACATCCCTGCCGCGACTTCAAAGCCTCTACGCGCATCGGTCAGGTCGGCCAGCTGCACACAGCGGATCCGGCTGTCACCCTCTCGCTTCTGCTTCTCATCCAGCAGCAGACCCTCACAGCCTCTCAGGGCTCGCCAGAAATGGACTTCCTTGACCGGCTGCTCGTAGCGGTTGCGGATTGATGAGACGTAGATGTCGTACAGCTGAGCCTTGCTGACCAGATCGCCCCACTCAAGCCGATCGCCAGCCACTCGGTGCTCTCTGATCTCGCCAGCCATCAGGCAGTTAAACACCCACCCCTCGACCGAGCTCAGGCTTTCAAGCTTCTGCTCTGTCAAAGCCTCTGTCTGCGGAGCGATGCGGACGTTGATCTTCGACAGGTCGAAGTTCTGCAGGTAGTGCATCAAAGAGTTGGCCCCTCCAGTGTGATACCAGCGGTCGAGCGCAGCAAAGTACTGACTGTCCTGTTTGTGAACCGAGCTAATGTCGAACACAGCGAACCTGCGTTCATCTAGGCTGGCAGGGACCACCCAGTCCTCATTCGAGGTGAACAGTACGCGGGTGAAGTTGGGCGCGGTGTAGGCGTCTACGCCCTTTCGCTCGATCGTGAGTTCTGAGTTGGTCAGCAGATCCTTCAGAGCCCCTTCGTTCGACTTCGCCCCAGCCCAGTAGGCTTCGTCTGCCTGCAGAACCAGACAGTCCTCGAGGTGGCGGTTGAAGTGTCCGGTAACGTGCTCAGCACGGCTCACTATCTTGTGGTGGGCTTTTACTAGACCGCCGAGCAGCTCGCCGAACTTGGTCTTGCCTGTCCCCTTCAAGCCTCGAAGCACAAGGCCCACGCCAATCTTGGTCATAGGCTGCTGAATGATTTGAGCGCACCAGGCGATGATGTAGTTGGCGTGGTCGGCGTTGCCGCTCGCCACAACCTCGGTCACGAAATCAACCCAAGGTCGAACGTCCCCCTCCCTTGGCTCGTAAGTCCAGCCGCGCCACAGGTTGTACTTGGCCAAAACCTCTCCGTCTGGAGCGAACGTGAGACCGGCCGCATAAGTGCGACGTTTATCGCTCTGCAGCCACACATCCACGAGGTTGATCATCTTTGGCTTACGGCTCGACACATCGAGGATCTCGCAGTTCTTGTGCTCTTTCTTGAGATCTTCGATCTTGTAGAGCACGATCGAGCCTGTGTTTATGTCTTCGCGGATAACTCTGGCGGACCCCTCGACCTGAACGAAAGCCCAGTTTTCGAGCATGGCAGGAAGCTTCTCGTCTTTGACTTCCTCGCTCACAACCTCAACGCTCTGACGGCGCAGGTACGCCGCGGTGACAGGAACCTTGCTGTGGCTGTCGAAGCTGTCCCAGCGCTTAGCGCACACACCTTCACTGTATTTGCTGCCGCCGCTCGACCACTCGTCCCAGATCTCGAGACCTTCTTCGCTTCCGTCGAACTGGTGGTGCAGCGCCATTCCGACCTTGACCCAGTCGTCGTGATGCTCGTCAGGGTCGATCGCCTCGAGCCACTTCTCGATCTGTTCACGATCGACATCGAGTTTAGCTCTCAAATTAGACAGGTCGTCTGGGTCTACAGCCCCGCTGGCGGCTGTCTGGCCTCCCCGCCTCACAGCCTCCCAGCCGCGTTCCTCAGCCCTCTTCTCGAAGAAAGCAACCAGTGCTCGAGCCTGTTCTTCAGATAGCGTCGGCAGATCCTTGTAAGGAACGTCAGCTATACCTACCCCTCCGACCCAGCTGTATTCTCTGTTTGTGTCTGGGTGGATACCGTAAGCCACGAACTGCTGACCGTTTGCCAGAACCTCAACCGCGTGGCGGCTGCCCTCCTGGTCCTCGTACTCTGTCGATCGGATCTTCCCGAAAGGCGTCTCCGCTCGGTAAGGCATAATGCACTTAGGCTTTCGGCCGACCCTGATCGGAGCGTCGCCTACGTTGTCGCGCATCCAGTGAATGAGCTCGTAGTTCAGCTTCTTGTCGTGGCAGTCGATGTCCACGGCGAGCGTTCGGCGGCACAGCACACCCACGCCCCCGTCGGCGTGACCGTTTCCTAACCACTTGTCCACGTCTTCCGAGGTGGCTTGCAGGTTCTGCCAGTTGGAAAGCGAGGGGGCTTTGCGACCCTTCTTGATTGGCACGATGTCGTAGCCGTTGGCTACAAGCTTATGCCCGTAATCCTTCAACAATGTCCTTCTCCTCAAATCTCAGTGTTACGAACCAGCTTTGGGCAAAGCTCCTTCCAAGTCACAGCGCCCTCAGTGAGCAGCTCGATCTGGCAAGCTCGAGCAGCTGGCACTTCGCCTGCGACAATCCACTTGTTAATTGCTTGACGGGTAACGTCCAGCTTCCCAGCCAATCTATTCCACGAGGAAGAAGCGACTAAGGCAGACACCTGCTCCAGCTTCCTCCTAACTTGTTCACGATCTTCCACTTAAACCTCCTGTTTAAGACTGTTGATAAAACGAGGATTGACAACATACGTCCGATCGACGACATTAGTCAACAACCGATAGTTGTCAAAAGTCAGAGGAGTTGTGGATGGCACACGCAGTGCTCGGAGCCTCAAAGGCTCACAGATGGATCGCCTGCCCGGGTTCGATCCGCATGGAAAAAGACATCCCAGATGAGTACAGCCGCTTCGCGGCCGAAGGCACAGCATGCCATGACTTGTCTGAGCGCTGTTTGAGAGAAGAGCGTGTAGCTCGAGAGTTCATCGGCAAGCGTGTCGGGGAGTTCATAGTTAGCGACGAGATGGCTGAGGCCGTCCAGTATTACGTCGACTTTGTGAACATGCAGCGCGGCATAAAATTTTACGAGCAGCGTGTCAGCTACGAACACATAGCCCCTCGAGGGTTCGGGACCGCGGATTGCCTCGTTTTCAACGCAGGCCACGTCCATGTCATCGACGCCAAGTTTGGATCCGGCGTCAAGGTTCACGCCGAGAACAACGAACAGCTCATGCTGTACGCGATCGGGGCCATCAAAGATTTCGGCTTCGACTATCAAGTCAAGGACGTGACGCTCAACATCGTGCAGCCCCGACTAGACCATGTCAGCCAGTGCGAGATGTCGGTAAAGACACTGCTGGAGTGGGCTCTGGAGGTGGCTAAGCCAGCCGCCGAGCTTGCTATGACCGACGACGCCCCTCTCCACCCAGGCGACAAACAGTGCCGCTGGTGCAGAGCTAAGGCGACCTGCGGAGCGCTTGCTCGAGAAAACTTCGAGTTGGCTTTCGGAGCTTTCGACAATCTCGAAGAGGTAGACAAGACCGTAGACCACCACACGCTTACAGCGGACCAGTTGGCGGTAGTTGTCAGCAAGCTGGACCAGATCAGCAGCTGGGCGGACGCGGTAAAGAAACACGCCACAGATCTACTAGCGGCAGGAGGTGTTATTCCCGGCTGGAAGGTAGTGGAAGGGCGATCTATGCGCCGCTGGTCTGACGAAGACGCAGCCGAGGAACGCCTAACGAAATTGCTAGGACACGACGCCTTTGTGTCCAAGCTCAAGTCTCCCGCACAGGCCGAGAAGTCTCTCGGTCGTGAGGCGAGCGGTGAGATCGTCGATCTCATTGACAAACCGGATGGAAAGCCAACGCTTGCTCCAGAGAGTGACAAGCGACCTGCGCTGAAATCCTATTTCAACAAGGAAAGTGACCAATGAGTGAAGTCATTACAGTGAAGAATGTTCGTCTGTCTTTTGCCCAAATCTTTACGCCGAAGGCGTACATGGAAGGGCAGAAGGCGAAGTACAGCTGCAACCTGCTGCTGGACAAGGACACCCACGCCGATCAGATCGCCAAGCTAAAGAAGGCGGTCAAGGCCAAGGCTGACGAGGCTTTTAACGGCAAGCCGCCAAAGGGTCTCAAGACCTGCTTGGGGGACGGCGAAGAGAAAGCGTACGACGGCTACGAAAACGCGGTCTTCATCAGCTGCTCGACCCTCAAGCGACCTCAAGTGCTTGATCGGGACAAGACCCCGCTCGTGGAAGAGGACGGCCGTCCGTACTCAGGCTGCTACGTCAACGCGGCAATCAGCTTCTGGGCTCAGGACAACCAGTTTGGTAAGCGGATTAACTGCAACCTTATTGGCCTGCAGTTCGTCAAGGACGGAGACAGCTTCGGCTCTGGAGCACCTAGCGTAGACAAGCTGTTCGATGACATAAGCGACGAGCAGGACGCAGACGCCGCCGACGACGATTTTCTCTAAGTAGGGGGTGGGGGTCATAGCGCCCCCACTTTTTTTGTATGCGGATTTCTATCGACTTCGAAACTTACAGCGAGTGTGACATCCGATCGGCAGGTGCTTTCGCTTACGCAGAGCATCCGACTACAGAGGCACTGTGTCTAGCTTGGGCTGTCGACGACGAAGACCCTGAGCTGTGGACCCCGGATATGCCTGCGCCGAAACGCTTGTTCGATCTGATTGCTGACGGAGCGGAGATCTGGGCGTGGAACTCATTCTTTGAAATGGCCGTCTGGATCCGCTGCCTGAAATGGCCAGCAACCAGGCTCAGCCAGTGGAACGACACCGCAGCCCTCGCCTGCGCCCAAGCATACCCTCGAGCATTGGGATCTTGCGGGGCCGCACTGGGTTTGAGTGAGGATCAGGCAAAGAGCAAGCGGGGCAAGCTCCTTATTCAAAGGCTCTGCAAGCCTTACCGCAGCAAGCGGAACAGAGACCCTGAGCTTCTACAGGAGCTTTACGACTACTGCCTGCAGGACGTTAGAACCGAGCGGACTATCCGCCAGAGACTGCGCCCCTTGAACGATTTTGAGCAGAAGATGTTTGAGATCGACCAGAGGATTAACTGGCGCGGCGTCCGTCTGGACAAAGCCAGCATCCACCATGCTCTGGCAATCATCGAGCAGGTAGAGCGCGAGAGCAACGAGAGAGTGAAGCAGATAACTAAGGGCGACCTGGCCAGTACCGCTAGTCGGGCCAAGAGCCTGAAGTGGATAGAAGCTCGGGGATATCAGATGGACAGCTACGACAAGGCGGCTGTCGAGAAGGCTTTGTCGGACAGCAGCTGCCCTTCAATCGTCAAAGAGTTTCTCGAGATCCGTCAGGCTCTTTCGAAGTCCAGCACTAAGAAGTATAAGGCCATGTTGTCCTGCCTCGGCAGCGACGAGAGAGCTCATGGAGTTCTTATTTACCACGGGGCTGCCACTGGAAGGTGGGCAGGTAAACACTTCCAACCTCAAAACCTCCCACGGCCAACCGTAGACCCGCTGCCGGTCATAAGGGCTATGCCTCTGCAAGATCCGAAAGCTCTGGGCCACGAACCCATGGAGGCTTTGTCGAGCTGTCTGCGCGGCATGCTCATTCCCAGCTCAGGCCACCGGCTGATCGCCGGGGACTTTGCCTCGATCGAGGCTAGGGTTCTAGCATGGATGGCTGGAGAACAGGCAGCGCTCGACGCCTTTGTGCAGGGTCTCGACATATACAAGTCGACAGCCAGTCGCATGTACGGGGTCAATTACGATCGCGTGAACTCAGAGCAGCGCTTCTTGGGCAAGGTGGCAACACTAGCTCTTGGCTATCAGGGCGGTGTTAAAGCTTTCCAAAAGATGGCACAGGCATACGGAAGTGAGGTGAGCGAGGAGGAGGCACTGCAGATCCGAGACGACTGGCGAGAAGCTAACGCCAACGTAGTGTCTCTCTGGTGGAACTGTCAGAAGGCCGCTGTCAGAGCGGTTCACTACAAGACAAAGCAGGACGTTCGCTGCGGATCTTTCCGCATCGAGGGGGAAGACCTTGTCTTCGAGCTCCCCAGCGGACGACTGATTTCGTTCCCCCAAGCCCAGATAAGCAATGACGACTTTGGAAGACAGTCGCTGACTTGCCAAGGAATGAACAACCACACCCACCGGTGGGGAGATGTGAATCTTTACGGCGGCTCGATCGTGCAGTCGATCACGCAGGCCATAGCTCGGGATCTCTTAGCCGAAGCGGTTGTGCGTTTGGAAGAGAACGGCTACCGAGTAGTTCTCACAGTTCACGACGAGGTGGTGTGCGACGTACCGACGATAAGAGGCAGTCTCGAAGAGTTCGAGAAACTGCTGTGCGAGAGACCAGTGTGGGCCAAGGGGCTCCCGATCGAGGCCGAGGCGTACGAGGCCGAAAGATACCGAAAGTAAGAGAGGCGACCATTGAGAAAAAGGTCACCGACTTTGCCAAGTCTAAAGGCTGGGTGTCTTTCAAGTGGGTCAGCCCAAGCCAGAAGGGCGTACCCGATCGCATCTACTTCCGCCAAGGGGAGATCATGCTGGTCGAGTTTAAAGCACCCGGAAAGCACCCCACAAAGCTGCAAAACCACATACACAAAAAGCTTAAAGACGCTGGCTTCGAAGTTCACGTCATTGACGACATTGATAGAGGGAAGGAGCTGCTGTGCTAACTAGGGACAACCTGCACGAGTACCAGCGCAGAGCAGTTGAGTTCATCAAGGACAACCCTTCAGCTGCCCTGTGGATCGACATGGGACTGGGCAAGACAGTCTCAACCCTCACAGCCTTACAGGATCTTCTGTCCGCAGGCGACATACGCAAAGCCCTTGTCATAGCACCTCTCCGCGTGGCTCAGCACACATGGCCGACAGAGATTAGTCTGTGGGACCACCTCAAAGATCTCAGCTTCACTGTCCTTTCAGGGCTGCCAGCTTCCAAACGAGCTGCAGCTCTCAGCGAGAACACCCAGATCCACATCATCAACCGTGAGAACGTGCAGTGGATCTGCGACGAGCTCGGCCAAAGCTGGCCTTATGACTGCGTAGTGATAGACGAGAGCAGCTCGTTCAAGAACCACGGGGCAAAACGCTGGAAGTCCATGCGTCGGATCCTCGGCCACGTTGACCGCATGGTTCAGCTCACGGGAACACCGGCCCCCAACAACCTGCTGGAGTTGTGGCCGCAGATATACCTGCTCGACAAAGGTAAACGGCTAGGCAACACGCGATCGAAGTTCCTCGAAAGCTACTGCCACCAAGTTGGAAACCCTCAGTGGAGGCAGTATGAGGTCAAGCCTCACCGGGTTGAGGCACTGTACAAGGCAGTGGCGGACGTGGTTCTGCGGATGTCAGCGGAGGACTACATCGACCTGCCGGAACGAGTAGACAGCGTGATCGAAGTAAGCATGCCAGCCGGTGCGCTTCGAGCTTATGAGGAGATGAAACATCACTTCATAATCGAATGGGACGACGGATTAGTGACTGCGGCCAACGCAGCGGCCAAGGTGAACAAGCTTCTGCAGATATGCAATGGCGCAGTGTACGACGAAGACGACAGCTACCGCGTGGTTCACGACGCCAAATTAGATGCTCTGCGGGAGATCATCGACACGGCAGGCGAACCTGTCCTTGTAGCGTATAACTTCCGATCAGATCTCGAACGCATACAGAAGGCGCTGCCCAACGCCGTGGTTCTGGATAAAAACCCAAAAACGATCGACGACTGGAACGCCGGGAAGATTGAAGTCCTACTGGCTCACCCGGCCAGTGCCGGTCACGGCCTCAACCTTCAAAGGGGCGGAGCTCTTATTGTGTGGTTCGGTCTCAGCTGGTCCCTCGAGCTGTATCAGCAGTTCAACGCGAGGCTTTACAGGCAGGGTCAGGACAAGCCTGTCCGCGTGGTTCACGTCACAGCCAAGAACAGCATGGACGCTCTGGTGCTCGAAGTTCTGCAGGGGAAGAAGGAAAGCCAAGACGCTCTCCTTGAGTTCGTTAAAAAGTAAGGAGACAGCGAGATGGATATCGTAAACGAGCCGCCACACTACAATGTGGGGTCGATAGAGTGTATAGACTACCTAGAAGACACTCTCGGCGAGGGTTTTACCTATTACCTCGAAGGCAACATTAAGAAGTATCTACACAGGTGGAGATATAAAAGCGCGCCCACAGAGGATCTCAAGAAGGCGCGCTGGTATCTGGACCGCTTGATCCAGCAGGCGGAGAAGGAATGATATCACTCTTCCAGAAGACCTTTCGCTTCCATCGCAGCTCGCCGCTCTTCTTGAAATCTCATGTTTATGTCAACCCACTGCTGGTCAGCCACCTCAAAACCATGGCTTTTCTGCAAAGTTCCGACCTTCATTTGTTCAGTGAGCGGTTTCCCGTGCTTGTCCGTCTGCTTGCTTATTTCCGCCCACTGTTTCGGGAACATGATATCTGGAGGCACAGTGTAATCTAGGCCGCCTACGTTTATCTCGTAATTAGAACCCGTAGATCCTCCTGCCCCCTGTTTAGGTATCCTGTGCGAGTAAGTAGTGTGGTCTCCAACATCCACGTCGAAGCCCGGAGCACCTCTGAAAAAAGAGTATCCGCTGTAGCCCACAGGGTCGTTGACAAGATCAGGCTCGGTTATCGCCCTGACTATGTCCTGATGAACCGGCAACCCTTGATCTTGAAACTCCGCTCTACGAAATGCTGCTCCCAAGGACTGACGAAGGTATGAGTTTGGAGCACTTGTAGTTGGCACTTCATTGCGAACCATGGCTAGAGCGTCTTCGTCGAGAATACCGGGGAACTCTGGTATACCTCGAAAACCTGATTTTCCGCCGTGTCCTTCCCGTATAGCGGCATTAAAAGCTTCTATCGCTTCTGGTCTTACATTTAACGCCGGTAGCTGCCTTAAAGCAGCCTCTGCATGCATGGTGTTGAAGTCCATGGCGAGGTCACCCATGGAAGTGTACATGGCTATGGGAGCCTGACCTGTGGCTTCGGCGGCTTTGTCTATGTGGCGCTGCTTGCCTCTCGCGGCAATTTCCATAGAAGCCCACCCGGTCTCTCCCAAAAACGGATACATGGGTCCGCCCTCTAATCGAACGGGAGCGTCTAACGGGACGCCCTGAACAGAGCGGAGCTCTCCCCCTCCAATGGATCTGTCGCCCATAATAGGGATCAGAGTTTCTCCTTGTAAGGCTTCGGGGGATACAGTCTCTCGGACAGGCCGGTCGAGTGAAATGTTTGTTTCGCCGGTCAACCTCATACGCTCACGAGCGCCCCAAGCGCTGTCTTCATTCTCAGCTCTCGTAAGATAACTTTCGACGTTTCTTTTTTGAGATCTTGTAAGGTCTTCTGGGTTGGTGGTGTATGTTTTGAAGTTCTGGCTTAATGCGGGAGAGAGGTGCATGTTCTCTGCAGCACTAGCAAGCTTACCGCCTTTGCGAGCTTCTCCAACGCCCGGAATGATCCCAGCTGCAGCCAAAGCTAAAGAAGGACCAGCAACGGCTTGAGCCGCATTGATGTCACCTAGAGATCTAAGCTCGGCGGCCTGATCTATGTCCTCGGCATAAGCCTTGATGTCTCCAACAAGGGGGATTGCGTCGACCACAGTCTCAACGGGGTTGTCCGCAACGCCTCTGACGATAGCGGATCCTACGTCGTAAACATCCTCTGCAAACTGGCGCGGGGTCGTTGTTCGGACATAGTTATATGCCCCCGTAGCCCCTCTGACCGCAGCATCTGTCACCGTGTCGTAGACGACCTCGGGGTTCAGGCTGTCCCCCACGCTTCGAACGTAATCCATGAAGCTGGGATCAGGCTGATTCTGCTTAGCAGGCTCGTCTTCTTCAAAGAGGCCGGAGATAAAGTCTAGGACAGGCACAAAGGATCTACTTTTTCCGCTTAGCTGTTTTGGCGGCCTTTTTAAAAGCCGAAGCTTTAGGAGCCCCTTTAGATCCCGGCTTCCTCATACGCTCTTTGCTCCCAGCGGCAATGCGCTTACGCTTAGCGTGGATGTTTGCGTATAAACCTTTACCCGGCATCGTTTAACCTTTCATCCCAATAGAAGCAGGCAGCTGGAGAAGCCTGCCCGGCTGGTCGACTTGCTCTTGCAACAAACCTTGATCGGCGTTTATTTGGCCTTGCAGCTCCATGATCTGTCGTTCCATCTCGGTCGGCTGACGAGGTCCGCTAGGGCTCCCGCCAGCTGTGGCTGACATGCCGGGAACTTGTACAGGGTTGAAGCTGAAATCGCTTTTAAGCATGGAGGCCGCGGGGTTATACAGCCCCGCCGAGCCTAGTGCGTTTTGTAAGGAGTAAGAGCTGTCGGAGGCCATGCCTCTGTCCATGTTTTCGTAAACACTCGCAGGGGCCATGCTGAAGCCGCCCCCGGAGGACGGGTAGGCCACCTGTGCGGGTGTAGGCTCGCTTTCCGCTTTTTTGGCGGCCGTGTCTTCTTGCAAGCGCCTAGTGTCGTCGCGGAAAAGATCTACAAGGCCGCCCACCGGGTTGGATAGGAAAGATCCAATGTCGTTAAAAAAGCTCACTGACTAGGCTCCGCTGAGTAAAGCTGACCCCGAGAACCTGGGTCTCCGTAAACCGGATACTGCTCACCCGAAGGTCCGGTCTCCATGTACAATAACTCCTGACCTTCAGGAGCGTTCTCAAAAGTAGACAATGTTTGACGGATCAGAGCGTTAAGACGCGGGTGGAATACGTTGTCGGTTTTAAGAGCCTCGGCAGCCGTGTCGACTGTGGCTCTGGATACCGTACCCCGAGCGGTTCTTTCAGGAATAAGCGAAAGTCCGGGGATTTTCCCAAGTCCGAACTGCTTGAAGAGAAAGTCTATGACCTTGTACGCTGTGTTGCTGGTGTTAACGGTTCCTGCAGGTCTCTTAGTGGCCTTGCCCACCTGCTCCTCAAATCCTTTGAGCCTTGAAAACTGCTCGGGTGTAAGAAGTGCTTGCAGCGCGTCGCTGTTCTTCTTGATGTAAGAAGAGAGTTTTGATCCGCTGAAAACACCCTCTCCAGCCACGTCGACGTTGTTTACGTTAACGGCCTGCTCAAACATGTCCTTCATGACAAATGTTCGTAAATCGTCAACGGCCTGCTGCTGCCCGTTAGCTGCCAGTGTGCTCACTACGCGGTTCACGTTTTCAGGCGAGCGCATAACAGCACCAGACACCGCCGAAGGATCTAGACGGGGTGTTTCCGTTCCAGGCTTGAAGTCTACAATGTCCTGTATGACGTTCCGGCCTTCCCACATGCCTTTATATTCTCGGAAAGCCGATCGAGCCTCGGCCGCCTGCTGCAAGAAAGCTCGACCCGCTGCTGGGTCGACGCCTGCAAGCCTCAAAGCCTCATCGCTCAAGCCTTCGTAGTCCGCAACGGCCATGTCGGCGGTGTCGTCTAGAGCCGCCTTCAGCTGCCCAATAACCCGCTGGCGAACAGGATCCTCGGTGTAGAGGCTGTTTAGGTACTTAACTAAGTCTTCTTTATTTGTGAGCGTTAGAGGTTTGCGCTCAACACCCGTAGCTTCAAGAAGTCTCGAAGGTGCAAAACGATCGGCCTCAAAAATGCCGTAGTCCTGAAAGCGTCGGCCGATGTCGGTAAGGAAGCCTTCGTACTCCGAGCCGTGATCCCGAACCATCTGATCGAAAGTCTGCTGTACGTTTGCGGTAGGCAGTTCGATGTCGAAGCCGCTCTGCTCAGCCATGTCGCGCAGGCCGGTGTAAAGAGCATCGTAGGCGTCTTTCTGACCCTGCTGGACTTCACTCATGGCAGTCTTAATGGAAGCACCCACGCCCTCACGGCTCAAAGCTACGTCCCCGCCCGCCTCTTCGGCCAGGCGGCCCGCCGAGGCAGTGATGTCCCTGTTCTGCTCAACCTTGAACTGGCGTAAACGATCACCCGCCTCTTGGCTCATTCGGGCTGCAGTCTCTTCAGTAGACAGCTGCGTAAAGTCCCTTGAAGCCTCGCCTGCAGTAAGCTTGAAACCGAACTCGGTTTGCATCGCACCTTCGATCGCTTTATCTACGTCGAAGTCACCCCTTAAGCTTGTGAGGAAATCCTGAGTTTCTGGCCGAAGATTGTTAATGTCGATGCCCTGTTCGGACAGAGCCTCACTGATGTTGTCGTATTTCTTTGCGTCTAACATTCCGGCCGATCTAGCGGCGCGGTAGGCGGAGATTGCGTTACCGATAGCCTCGCCTGCAACCGCGAAAGCAGCTGTCATCTGAGCGTTGCTTTCCCGCGTCTCGCCCTCCCAAGGCTGGTAAAGGTAACCCTCTCCGTAACCGGCTGCCGCGGCCGCAGGAGCTCGAGCCGCCGTGGCAGTGGCCGCCCTCGCAACGGTTGGAGCGTTGCGGACAAGGGGAGCCACTCGTGCGGCCATAGAAGCTCCTCCAATCACAGGAGCTGACTCGGCTGCTATTATTGCTGGGGCCGCTACGACAGTCGCGCCAAGGAAGTTTCCGAAGGCCGCGCTGACGGGGGCGTTGTTCCAGAGAGCGTCGTTTCTGGTTTGAAACCATTTTCCTGTCGAGGCTCTTTCTTCTATGGTTGTAGGAAGACCTAAAAGCTCTTCTATAAAAGAAGGCTGAACGTTACTTGGAACGGGTTTTTCTTCCCCTGTCTCCTTCCCTTCTTCTTCTTCTGGAGGAGGAAGTGTGTCGTTGTCGCCAGAGATAAGGTCGGATATGCCCAGTGCGGCCTTGCCAGCCATAAGGCCGGCCCCTTCCAAAATACGCTCCCCTATTCCCATGCTCTCGACCCGCTGCCTAGCTTGCTGCTGATAGTTCCACTCGAGCAGGTAATCCTTGTGCATTTCTTTACGAGTTTCCAAGGGGATGTTGTCGAGAAGAACTTTCGCAGCCTTCTCGTCTCCCGAGTGATAAGCCTTTCGAGCCGCTTCGAAAACATCCGCATGGGACATTCCAGTTATAGATTGATTCTCTGAAGGCATCTTCTTTACCTACCGTATCTGTCGAAAGCTTCTAGAAACTCTGGGCTGCCCGCGGTGTTTAAGTCCGTAGGGGCAGGTACGCCCGTAGGTCTTATCCTGCGTGGTGCAGGGTCATTAGGCATGGGAGCATTTTCGACCGTTATAGGAGCAGCGGGAGCACTTGGAGATCCCCCGGCGGAAGAAACGGATTTTTGAGAAACTAATTCAATAGGCGTCCCGAGCTGTGTTAAGATGTCTTCCGTGGTTGTGCCGTCTAGCTGTTCTATTCTGCGAGTGTAATTTCCTCGAACACGATCATACTCGTCGATGTAAGAGTTCATAAGAGCGCGGGATAGATCTGCGATATCTTGCCGGACAGCTGGAGGCAGCGCTTGGCCGGTTTTGTACTTGGTGATGATGTTAGTGAGCTGATCCCACAAGCCGCCAGCGTTGGCAGCCAGATTATACTCGCCTTCCTTAACAACAGATGTCGGGTCCAGTGTTCTGACGAAACCGAAGATAGTGGCCACGTCGCCGACACCTGTACCAGAGTTTAGAGCCTCTACGAGACGAGCGTAGCCGCTGTAAGCTTCCGCGAAGCCCGACGTGACCCTTTGGAAATCCTTTCCGTACTGGCTAATTGTCTCGTACGTTTTTGTGGGCATGAAGCGAGACGTGCCGTCCGAGTTACGAAGGCCAACAATATCACCCTTGCTTGCGCGAAACTCGTTGCGGATGTTTTGCTGTGTATTAGGGTTGAGATATTCATCCAAGCGACCAGTGCGAACCGCGAAGTCGTACAGCTCTTTTTCTCCAGAAGAGTAAGGCTCTCTGATAGACCGGAAGTCCTTCAGCATGGTTCTGTAGTTTTGTGCTCTGTTGTCCCGAGCAGTCAAAAGGTTCTGCATGTTCGCGTAGCGAAGTTCTTCCAGCTGCTGGAATTGACCTCGGTACTGCGTCTTTACTCGCTCTGATGGGTCTAAGGCTGAGCTGTCTTGCCCGGAAAGCCAGAACAAAGGCGACAGAAAGGTTCGGCCTATGTCAGCGAGGCTGTCTCCTACTACGAAAAAAGGGTTTTTCAATTTTCGATCGCGCTCGGCCTGAGCTCTGTTTTGGAGATCCTGGATGCGTCGGTCTCGAAGCATGGCGAGCTGTCGCTCAGGGGTTACGATGTCCCCCTGTGCGTTCTGCATGTAACCGGCCTGCTGGTACTGATCTGCTTGCTCTTCTGTAGGGTTTTCGAGGACTACCGGAAGCTGAGCGGCAAAACTGTCTAGGGTTCCGCGCATACCCTCGTCTTCGTCGTCCAGCCTCTCAAGGCGGCCTCGGCCTCCTAAGATCAAATCCAGTGGGTTTGCCATTTTATATTTACCCTGCCTGCAAGCCGCCGCTGATACTCGAACCCTTGCTGCTGCTCTCGGCTTTGTTAAGAACAGTCGGGTCACCGACCAGTGAGCTGTAGTAGTTCAGAGCGTTGTACGGCCCCATGGCCATGTCGTACTGCCTATCGAGCAGAGCTTGCTCGTAGTCGCGCATATACTGGCCGGTGTCCATCATCATGTTGCTGCCCCTGCCCATCATGGACGTGCCACCTACGACTTGGTCAAAGCCTTGAGCCCCGAGATCTCCAGCCAAGCCAGCGCCGAACTGTGCGTTCTGCAGGTTCATTCCGTACATGCCTTGGCCAAGGTTAGCACCTTGACCCAGCATCTGGTTGAACTGCCCGGTGTTGAACTGGCTCATGCCAGTCATTCGGTCGAGGTTTCTGCCTAGCTGATCGGATCCAATACCGGCCCCTTGGCTTAGCAGCTGATTGTAAGCCGACTGATTAGATAAGTTGGCCTCCTGCTGGAAACCTGCGTTTTCGCTGGCCCTTGAAGCTTCTATACCTAAAGCCTGTCCGTAAGCTTGCCCCCTCATGGCGGCTGAAATGTCACCCACCCGATCGGCCGCCCCTCGTGCTGATATCGCGTCCATAACAGCTCGCCTGCTCGATCCGCTGCCGCCTGCCCCGGCAGCCATAGAAGCGTTTCCAGTTAACTGGTTCTCTTGAAGGTTGCGGGTTATATCGCGGCTGGCCGCGTCTATTTGCCCCTGCAGAATTTCGTTGTTGATGTAGTTTCCAAGATTAGCCTGATTGAAACCTTGGTTTACGGCAGCTCCTGTTTGCGCTCCCATGCCTGCGAGCTGAGCGCTCATGCCCGGGTTAAACCCGCTGCCGGTGTAAGCGCTGCCCTGCTGACCCATACCTGCGAAAGCACCTGCTGTGCCAAGCGCCCCGCCCACGCCAGAAAACGGGCTGGAACCTGCTGCTCCTTGAGCGTACCCGAGAGCTGTTCCCAGGCCTGCTGTATTAACATTCGCCCCCAACGTGGCTGCGTCCATGCCCGTGTTGGCCGTGAATTGACCTGCGCCCATGTTGTAATCTAGAGCGGACATCATAGAAGGGTTAATCCCCGCTACGTCCGCAACCGGAAACTGCTGATTTGAGAGCCCTTGAGCGCGATTGTAGATATCGCTAAGAAACCCTTGTTGCCCTGGATCTACATAGCTCGCAGCGCTAGACCTAGAGCTGCTTTTCGATTTTCCGAAATTAAGTCCGAACATAAAATTACCCTAAATAGATCCAGCTGCTGTCGTAATAATAGAGGCCTCTCCCCGACCCCGGGTTCCAGTTTGTGCCGTCAGCTATAACAAGCATACCCACTTGAGGCTTGTCTGGAGGAGAGTTTAAGACGCTGATAGTTGCCTGCTTTTGGTCAATAGACTGAGAAACTCTTTGGAGTTCCCCAAGAGCCCATCGGCGCAGGTCTCCCAGCGTGGAAGCCGCTGTGGCTGCAACACGATAACTCGTCATCGCTTGGCCACCTCAAGAACCTCTATATCAAGCCCGTTCAAAATCCACCAGTCGGTAGCGCCTGAACTTTCAATTCGCATAGCTAGATAGCGCCCCGAAGATCGGATGTCGACCTTGTGATCAGTCCCGATGTTGTAAGGAACGGTAGGCATCCACGTTACGCCTTCCTGCGGGGCGTTGCTGTAGCCTAGCTGGATGTCGACCGTTCCGTCTCCCGATATTTGAGGGAAAATCTGATTTATACGCTTGATAGTGTTAGTGGCTTGCCCGGTTAGCTCGTCCAGATCCATCTTTGTTATTTCTAGAAAGCTGTCGCAAGCAGTGCCGTCCGAACTGTAGCCGTCCAGCATCTGATATATTTCAGTGTCGGTTGTTCCTGCAGCAAAAAGTTTGAGCGTTGAGCTGTCGGTAGTAGCTCCAAGTGTCGACCAGTAGTCGCTTGATTGGTTCCAAGTTACCGATTGGTTATCCCAAGCGCCCACGGAAGAGATGGTGTCGCTTACGGACATCGCTCTCGTTTCTGGGATGTCTTGAAAAGTCCAAGCTTCTTGCGTCCAGTTGTACACCAAAGCTCTGTTTGCGGTTTCGCTATCAGAAGCATCGTTGTCCGCAAAACAGATCCAAATTTCGGACCTTTGCGGTACTTCCACGCAATACACGGAACGCTCGTCCGCCACGAGAGAGTAAAACTCTCGTCGAACCCTCTTGTCGGCCACGCTCTGCTTGCTGTTACCGTCATGGATGTAGATGTCGTTGTGGCCCACCACCAGGTGGCGGTTGAAGAAGCTGGCAACAGCCCCTCTGTTAATAATACCGTCGTCGTTAAAGACTTCTCGGAAACTAAAAACGAGAGGTGCGCCTATATAATCCATGGCGAAAACGCCGTGCTCGGCGTAGATCATGTTGGACCCGCCGAGGGTCTTTTGGTCGACAAGAACGCCGTTGTGGCCGCTTAGGAAATTTTCACCTGCAAGATTGGTCGTGCTGGCAATGTTCCAGTCGGAGGGGACTGTTGTCGGGTCGAACTCATCAGACCACCGGACGGTGTACGGATATGCCCCTGATCCGTCCTCATAACCTGCGCACACCAAAAAACTGCTGTATGGCTTTATGCATGACGTGGTCATGCCGGAAGGCCATGCGGTTAGATCAGCAAATCTAGACCCTGCTGGGAGAAGAAACTGAGGTGCGTCCGACCCGTTGTTCATGATGACTGCCTGACCGGCTTGGACAGACTGCCACCTTTCGCTGGTGCTGTAGTTGAACGTGTTTGATGTCTTGGATACGTTTGTGTGACTGGACCCGTCAAACTTGTACAGCTTGGTTAAGCTGCCATATATCAGAGAAGAACCTCCTGACACTTGCCAGCTCTGGATGTGTGTAGGGCTCTCAGTCGGAGTTGTGTAACCAGTGTACCCAAGCGCTTTACCTATACGGCCGTCAGCAAAGGCTACGTTGTTGCCGGAACCGAACTGCGTGAGGTTTAGATCATAAGGGTCTTGGTCCGTTACGATGCCTCCTCGCCCAACATTGCGGATGGGTATGAACGCCATCGATCAATACCCCAGCGCAATCCAGAAGTAAGTTCCGGAAGATCCAGCTGAGTTTATGATAGAAGCCCCTGTTGTTGTAGTAGCGTAGGAATGTATGTCCCCTTCATTACTGGCGCTCGATGTGCCGCCGGAGGCAATGCAAAAAGCTTTAGTAGTGTACGAGGTAGGGAAAGTAATAGACCCGGTGGTGTTGCCTGCCAGTGATCCTGTCCCTGCTTGCAGGATGTAGGTCGTGCCTCCAATATCCCAGCTGATGCCGAGGCTGCTTGCGGAGTTGTGCTTTAGATCACCTTCGATACCTCCGAGAGCCGCCAGAGCCGCAGCAGCGGTGGTAGATCCCGTTCCGCCCTGCGCGATAGAAAGCGCAGTGGTCAAACCGCCGATCGAGGTAATGTCAGAGTTTGCCCCAGACTTGGCCGCCTCTATGTTTGTGCGAGCGCCTGTTGAAGTTGTAGACCCCGTTCCGCCTTGAACCAAACTTAAAGCGGTAGTCAGCCCAGTCAGTGAAGTAATGTCAGAGTTCGCCCCAGACTTGGCGGCAGTTAAAGCAGATCGCGCAGCAGTTGCCGTAGTAGCGCCTGTGCCGCCGTTAGCGAGAGCTACAGTTCCCGTCACGTTGGCGGCGTTTCCGCTTATGTTTCCGGTAACCTTGGCTCCCGCCAGAGATGTAATCCATGTGGGATTGGCGTAGCTTCCGGTGAGGCTCGCTTTGTCGTCCAGCGTAGTCTGCAGCCCATCCACGTTGGCGATTATGTGGTTGTGACTGTCGTCGCCTACCGTCAACGCAATGCTCACGTTAGCAGACCCGTCGACAGACCCCGATCCAGTAGCGTCTCCCGTAAAGGTCAGTGTCCGAGCGGTTTGCCATGCGGACGCAGTGCTGGCGTTCCCTGTCAAAGCTGCGGTGATTGTGCCAGCGGTAAAGTTACCGCTGCTGTCGCGGCGAACAACCGCCGAAGCCGTGTTGGCCGAAGTCGCGGCATTGGCGATGCTGACAGCGCTGTCGATCGCGGTGTGGGTCGATGACAAAGCTCCGGTGATGTTCGGAAAAGAAGCCTTGATAGTCGACTTCAGAAGCCTGATGTGGTTGTCGCCGTCCGAGACGTTGTCCGTCGAGGTCGGGTTAGTGGCCACTAGGCCGCTGATGTATGTTGCGCTCTCAAGAGCCATTCTTCTTGCCCTTTTTGTTCATGAGCCCGATCACGCTTCGAACACCGAAACTGGCAGCCACGATCACAGACAACGTATACTGATACCAATCAGGCATCTTCTCCAAAACCTCAAAGCCTCTCATGACAACAGCCTCGCCATTTGGAACGAAAGCCAATATCAGAGGAACGCTAAAAAGGATAGTAAGCCACTCGTCCTTCCAGCTCTGGCCAGAGTTTTGAGCCATGTAAGCTTCCCAGTCTGCTTGAGACTTTGAGGCTTGAAGCATTGCGCTTGTTTCGGCTTCCACGCGAGCCTTAGATCGAGTGACCTTTCCTTCCACCACCGTTTTAACGATGTCGATAATTGGCCCAAAAAGAACTTTTAGCATCAGTTAACTGCCCCATTTCATGTAAGAGCCGAAAGCCAAAAGACCCACAACAAACGTGGTAACCATCTTGGCGAAGGTGACTACTACTGTTCGGCGCATGTCTCTGAAGGCTTCTAGCAAATCGCGCATCTCTTTTATGTCATGAACCGCGTCGTCGTCGCTCAGACCGACTTCCTTCAAAGCCTTCTCTGCTCCGCGCTTAGCTGCTCTTTCGAGCAGGATCTCGAGCTCGTTGTCAGTCATTTTCCAATCTCAAAGTGAGGTGCGTCGATGAAGGGTCTTCTGCCCTGTGAACGCCGCAGGTCGATATACTCGTTCATCAGATCCTCACAGCTCCCAGGCGCAGAGCGCATGTCGGTGCAATGCCATGCCGCTCCCCACCGCAGAGGCAAGTCGATCTCGATTGCAGCTGCCTTCATGGCGTCTGCTATGTCGTCGTACAAGTTAAGTTCCCACGACCCTCGGCCGCCAAGGTAAGCCATAAGATCCACGGCGTGACCCTCAAGGTGCTTGCTGGCCATTGTCTTGCTTGCGCCCTTAGCTACTAAGGCTTTCTGCTCCTCAACCGTGCGAAGGCCGCAGACGACCCCGAAGTCCACACGCGTCAGCTCAATCGCCCGTTTTACACAGTCGACTAAGCGATCATCTACGCCTTGTAGCCTTGTGAGGCTTCGAGATGAGAGTTTGAAAGACATATACTACCCTAGATTGTATCTCTTACCATATGTTGTTTTTCGCCGCACTATAAAAGACGTTTTCACAGCAAGGCGATCCGAGGCATTCATTACGGATCGAAGCCACCGCCACCGCCGCCGGGAGGGCCGGGCAGAGTGGCATCGCCCCCATAAAAGTCGCCAATGCTTATCTCACCAGAGGTAGGAATGTTAGCATTTGCAGCCGTATCAGGAACGAATACACCATTGCGATAATATGCGCTTAACTTGTATAAGTTAGTAGTCGGAGCAAATTCATTGCGAATGTCTTTTAAACTTATCGTACCTGATGTTTGAAGCGTCATTAGTTAACCTGCTTTTGTGCCTGCTCGACGACCTTACGCAAGATAGGGTCAGCCACGCGGTGCGGCAGCTCACCCAAAGCGGCTAGGATCGTGTTCACTTCCGGCACGTTCAATTCAATGCTGACTGTCGGTTGATCGTCGTTCATTACGAGATTGTCTAGTTCTGGATTACTCACTCACTTCCTCCTCTACTGGTTCATCCGCCGCTGTATCAGCAGGCGGCGACCAAGGGAATTCACCTTCATTAACT